TTACCTTTAGTTATCCCCCTCACCTTAAAAGGTTCGAGAACTTGAGCATAACTTGCCTGACAGTAATCCATAAGCAGTACTGAAGAATGAACACTAGAAATAGTATCTCTTAATGAGTATCCTTGGGATGAAATATTCATCTCAGCGATATCCACTAATTGACCAAACTCTGTTGAATCATTTAACGTATCAAACGTTATTTCTTTATGTACTGTTAGTTTCCCAGCAGGAAAATACTCGAGAGGGTCTGTCCCAAAGGTATCACAGAAAAATCCATAAGCACCCAGATTTGCAGATGTGCTCTCAAAGCACGCTGAGAGACTCGGTAGTCTCCACAGTGGGATTTCTTTATCAGAAAATCCTCGATAGTAATATCTAACTAACTGATCTAATTTACTCCTAACCTCAACTAACTCGCTAGGTTCATCCTGAAAAGGGTAGTCTTTACCGAGCATCGAGTTCTGGTGTTCTATAATAGAATCAATTTGTTTCTCTCTTGAAATTGACAGAGCGGCACGCTTACAATTCTGAAGGGCTAGAGCAAGTCTAACCTTTGCAAGATGCGTAATCTCTGGAGAAGAAGAAGAAAAGTATCGCCTTATCCAACCCCCTATAACTACACCTGGTAATTCGCCTTCGAAAAGATCACTCGTTGGCAACTCCGTGTAAGGAAGAAGACTACTAACCAAATAATTCGTATGAAATTTAAATTTCTTTTCCATAAGATCCAGGAAACAGAGAAGTAAATTTCGTTCGATAAAATGGTCGGATGCCTTCTTTGAGGGAAGACGAGATAGACATATGTAACATACGTCCATAACGCCCCTGAATAAAGCAAGTACCTTGTCAAAACAGGTCGACACGAAATATGAAATCGCATCTATATCTGTTAGTCCAAAGAAGAGACATTCACGTTTATTTTGAGCGTGAAGCACCTTTACTATTTTTCTAAGCTTTTGAGAAAACTCAGGCAATAGAGAAAGGGGGAGGTTGCTCTCTTCGAGCTTCTTAGTTAATACAGGCATTTCGTAATAACTAAACGCGCTTAGTCCTTCCATAAGAGCGATTTTGTGGTCTTTTAAGTCATAAGAACTAATTTGGCTTAAAAGCAACTTGTATTCGTTTAAACTATGAACTTTAGTTTTGGC